ACATGGTCCATGAAAAGCTCACGAACTTTTTGTTGTTCAGCAGCGCTCGATTTTCTTTGAGCACTTTCAAGCTGATCAACCATTGGTAGCAAATCGCCGTAAACGGACACTTCAACACCTTTAATTTTGGGGTTTATATCATTTTTCTTTAAAAGAAATTTGGTGTTGCTCGAAAACCTATCACTATTCTTCTCTCCAACTCTCCTTGTATCACCTAACACCTTAGCCTGGCCTTTAATTAGACCGGGGTTGAGGATAAAAGTTTCCTCTAGTTGTGTTCTATCATGACTAGGAACGAAAATTTCGCTATTAATCATAATCATGTCAGGTGAACAATAATTTTTCCCTAATGAAGCATTCAGACCAGCCACACTCGCTACAGACCGCCACACATCGTAATGCGTAGGATTCGAAACGAATGAAGTATCGTCACCATTAAAAACAGGCCTATAACGGCCCATAAAATCTGATAACTTGATCCTCCTCTGCTCATATAATTCTGCAGAGCACCATGCTACAGCCGCATTGGCATAGCATAGTATCGGGAATGAGAGGGGTGATCCCATTAGTTGTCCCCAGGTTTGTTTGACGATAACTGGCTCTCCATCGGCCTCTTCGAGGTCGGGGTATTCCAGTTCATGACCTTCCATACATTTCATCGCAGCACGATACATAAGACCATCTACTCCCGTTAGCATGCACACTAGTTTAATAAAGTGTTCGTTAATTTTGGGATGCATACCATCAGTAGCAGAAGAGTAATCGCCCGCAACATAAAATTCATCTTTTTCAAGTTTCCTATCACCATAGACCTCATTAATAAAGTCCACAGTAACGGATGACCAGTTAGACGAAACATGTAGGTAAATTCCCGCATGATGTCGTGGATGGGTTTTTGAAGTAGTCGTCCCAGTTGATATGTCACACCATTGCCTGCTGTAATTACACGGCACTTAAATGGTTCAAGTACCTTATGTACTCTCGCACGCGGGGGCTCATTTTGGATTATTTGAAACATCCTACGAGCCTCTGCATAGAGGTCATCAGGGTGGTATGGCACATAGACTGGCTGAACGCGCGTTTTATAAGAAACGAACTTTAAAAATTCATAACTCACAATTGGCCCATTCGTTGCAAAGATAGCATGTGGTCCTCCTTCTTTTGCTGAAAATTCATAGCATGAAGAAACGGAAGGAACTCTCCACTTATATTCTAGTTTGCCCTTAAAACTCATGTGAATAAGTCTAGACAGGCAGTCCAAAATGTGTTCGAAAACGTCCTCAGTGTCAACATGACATCCGGGACCCCACTCGGGAGAATCTACGACCACGGGTCGAGGTTTGTATTCAGCACCTTTCATATTTTTAATATGCTTGTTTAAGGCTTCGATCTGCTTTTTATCGCTAATCGCAAGCCCGGCGCGTTTCACGTTCATAAGAGCGTAAAATTGCCTAATCACATCTTTAGTAACTGGCCTAGCAATACACATTTTGCTGTACCGCCAAAACCAACCACCTAGAATGTAACCAGGTTTATCCTCGATCCAAGAGGGAACTTCGGGAAGCTCGTTAATGAGGCTATCTTGCTTCATAACCTTGGAGAATAAATAACAAGACTGAATTTTGTAATAGTCCTCTAATTTATCCATTATTGCTAAGCGAACCCATTTCGTTGTTAAAACGAGTAACTGGGCATAGCTTGGCATTTGTTCAAAATGTACGAATAACACGTCCAATAGACCGCGCAAGAGCGTTAATGCTTTTGTGATGGCGCAGTGCATTTGGTCACGACAGTGATCATGATAGGTGTATTCTTCTTTACGCTTTGTTTTCTTATTATAAGAGAATAAGGGGAAAAGGGATTCCTCCTTCCTACATGCATCGTACAGTGCTTGACATACCATCTCTCTGTCACTAGCTAGGATAGCTAGGTGGCTTTTTGTAATCATAAAGCCAGATGATATGGGAGTTTGTTGGGCACAACCTTCTACCAGCCGGTTGCCTGTCAGATCAAGGAGCGAGATCATTGCTCTCTTTATCTGGTGGATAACAGTCGCGTTATTGTTTGTTCTAGTTGTAAGATCAGAATTGCTTTCTTGCATTTTGGTATTCTTCTAATCAGAC